AGGTAAAAAAGCACAACCTGAAAGCTCTCTTGAGCTTACTCCATCAGAATAAAATCCATCTGCTGCACAGGTTGTTAGTCCCGCATCAGTAAATGCTGCTGATGAGTTTAGTAGTGTAGTTCCGTCTAAGTAATATATAGCCATAATTTAATTTTTAAGGTGTAATTCCACAATTAACATCGTCTCCACAGAAATAACTATTTTCTGAAAATAGAGTAGCGCTAGCTACTGTTCCTAAGCTAACTATCTCTCCACAGTAAACTATAGTACTTTGACTTGCTCCTGTTCCTTGTTTATACTGCACAACATCTCCAATTTTAGCTACTCCAAAGGTATCCTCAACTGACCAATTAAGTCCTGTATCACAGTCAACTAAGTCGTAGTAAGTTACAGGAGCAGGACCAATGCAAGTACAGCAAGCAATAATCGAACTAGGACCAAAGCATAGTTCAAGTGGTGTACTGTTTCTGTAGTCCCAAAGTAGATATAGGTAGTCGCCTGAAATCGGCATAGAAAAGTCTGCACTATACGCAGTATTTCCATTTATAGGTAAAACAATTGGTGTTGCTGTACTAGCCGCTGCCAGTAAATTTGCTATACCTGTTGATGTATTTGGGTATATAGTACTTGTCCTTATGTACTTAAATTCATCTTGCGTAGTATTAAAATTATATGTGTCTGAGCCTATCTTATCTGACATCATAGTTACAGTAGACGTATTCGTAGGAATAACCCCACCGCCTTGCTGACCAATTATAGTCTCGTATAAAGAAACCACAGGCGTTGCGCCTGATGCAAATACAACCTGCTCTGTATGTAGTGGAGAAACAAAAGACCCATCCTTCCATCTATACTCATCGTGTATCTGTAACCCTGCATCGTTTAAGCTTGACAAGTGAACTAATACAATGGTAATAGTATCAGCATCAGGACAATTAACGGTAAATGTTATTGGTATAGGCTGTATTGACGTTGTAGATATAGTTAGGTCTAATTTTTCATTTTGAACAAGACTTTTGTTTATAACTAGTTGACCTCCAACTACTACCCCACCTGTGGTATAGGTCACCCCATTATAGACACCACTTACGGTAATAGTCTTACCTGACTCAATAACACCAAAAGAGTAGTCTATATTTACATCTCCAACCAAACTTCCTAGGTTGTAGCACAGCTCATATGGATTGGTTATAGATACAGCAGAAGTAGATGTAACACCGCAGTCAACACAATCTACATCAACTGGTATTTTTATTGTGTTTGAAGACAAAATAAACTCGTTCATATACGGGTCAAATCCACCTAGTTTTTGAGTTTTAAATGCTACGTTAAACAAGTCTCTAAACCAAGGTCTCATACCCATTGAAGAAATAACTTTTAAACTATCATTACTTTCTCCTGAACCTGTAAGCTTTAATGCAACGCCTCTTTTAGCATCAGTAAAAAACTTATCAGGTCCCCATTGTGCAAAACTTTCGGGATTATGGCTAATACCAAACTCCTCTATTCTAGCTATTTGGTTACCTAAAACCTCAGGTACTGCGGTTAAAACATTGCCACCTCCTGCGTCAGAAAGGATGTTTCTTCCTTGAAGCACATATGATATCTTGTCCTCTTGAAGCGTAAGTATGTCTGTCTCTCTTCCGAACAACTTCATAATAGGACCAAAAGTTTGCTCTAATGGCTTAAAATTTAATAGACCCTGATTGAATTCATTAAGCTTATTTATGTTTGACTCTGCGTTGTATACTCCGCTATATGTTAAGTCAGATAATCTTCTTTCTGCACGAAAATCTTTTGCGTTAGTTGTTGTAGCTCGATTTCCTAACACTACCTCTTTCCCTATAATAGAGTCTTGTATCTTATAACTCTCAACACCATTTCCAAAAGCGTAAGAATTAAAAAATTGCGTTGCAATAATAGCTGGTGTGTTACTTGAAAAAACTTGATTCTGAACAGTTCCTGTGTGCTGACCTATTGAATCAATAGGATAAGACTTTGAAGATTCATACCATAAGTCAGGTGCAGAATCTTGAGGGTCTGACTCAAATACTAATAAGGACGATGAGCGAATAACTGTAATCTCTACAGATAGCTTTGTTTGTAGTTTTTTAATAAGTTTTGTATATCCTAGTGTGCTTTTTACACCAAAAGAATGCCCACCTGTTGGGAATGTTTGAAAATTAGTAAATATTCGATTTACCCGACAAGGTCTATTTGTTACTGGTTGAACTGTAGGCGAGTAATTTGGACCGACAACGCCTGTACCATCAGTAACAGCAACACTATTTAATGCACTTTCAATATTATCTTTCTCAAACCACTCTTTAAAACTAGCGTAGTCTTGAGATGCAGTAAACAAGTTATCAACCTTCCAATACGCTGGTGGGTTAAATGCGTTCCCTTGCAAATCGTTTGTTATTTTAATAGTTATACGAGAACCCGCAGGTATATCATAGTCTACTGTAGTTCCTGATGTTGAACCCGGAATAACTACAGGATACGAAACTATTCTACATCCTTCACCACTTCCTCCTGTCAGTTCACCAAAAGAGACTACAGGATAATCTCCTGTAACTGTGCTAAAGTTATTTGCCCTTAGTTTCATATAAACTCCCGCAGGTACAGGTATTGGATTGCCTGATGAATCTAAAGGAGCAGGGTCAAGAAAATCTGCTACCTGTGCGCTCTTATTAAGTACCGTAGTCCAAGTACAGTTTCTTCTAGGTCCTTCAGTGTCTGTCTTAACAATAAGCTCATCTCCCTCTTGTATTTTTTGAGAGTTTTGACCTTCAAGCAAGAAAAAATCTGCACCTGATGTTAAGTCATTAAAGAATAAACTAGAGTATATAACGTCATACCCTTCTTTATCAGGTTTAATAACAAACTTATATCTAGTAGCCCATTCTGGAGCTATCTGTGAAGCTGGTATGTTAACGTTTATTACGTTCTTAGTGTCTGAGTTAGAGCAAGGTATATGTACCGTATTGTTTGGACTCACTAACGCTGTAGTTGACCTATTAAATTCATCCATATACAAGATACCAATCTCGTATCCCCTATTGCTATGTAAACTTGATGGGTTTCCTACCTCTTGATATACTACATCTGCTAAATTTATTTTATAATACTCGTAGTTAGTCTTAGTAATGCTTGCTCCTGTTTGGTCATTAACAAATTTCATTGCAGGAAGCTGAAGCTTTATAGACTGAGACCCCGTAGATGCGATTATAGATATAGGTTGATTTGGACCACTAATGCCACTTTGATACTTAAACATACCTAACAACTCGTTAGGTATAGTGCAGTTGAACAAGTCAGTAAGTGTTGTTCCTGTACAGGAGTTAACAACTGATAATATATTTGATGTGTTACCTATTTTTTCCGCAAAGTCTATAGAGGTAGCTAACTCGTATACACTTGAAAAGTTTTGTGGCAGTATATAAGCGAAGCTTAATGGGGTTTCTTGGGTAACTAAGGTAGGGTTTGGAGCATCTCCAGTCCAAGCTGAATGCTCAAACCTAATAAATATATTTAACACAGCACCTAACACTAGTTTTTGTCCTGATAGGTTAATGTCTAACACACTATTAGCAATAGTCTGATTGGTGTCAAAAGTATACGTCCCGTTCTCAGTTAATGATTCTATTGCGTTACGACCAATATCTTCATTTGTAGCTGTTACAGAGTACTCTAATTTTGTTGAAACATTGTCCCTGACTAAATCAAATCCCTCTAGGTAGTTTCCGTATATAAGCCTGTTGCCCATAATAGTTTGAGCCTGAGACAATAGAGGTACATTATCAAATAGTCTTAGTATCTCTGAAGTAGGTAGTATAGTAAAAATTTTACTATTATTAAATGTGTATGTGTAGGTTGTGTCATCAGCGAGACCATCCTTCTCTTTATCTAATTTTTCTATAACTTTAATTATAGAGGAGTTCATATCCTTAAATAATAAATCTATAGACTTAACAAGTGGTCCACCTGAGTTGTATGTTATGTCGCACATATTAGTACTGTTTAACATACCTGAGTTTAGTGCTGTATTAAAATTATATTCGAATACGTTTGGTATAAATGAAGGATTAGAGAACTGAGACGTTGCTGAGTACTCACCATCTTCATACCTATACCTATAAGCAAAACATATAAATCTGTTTTCTAAAAAATTATCCTGACTTGATGTCTCAATAGGATTAATAGCAGGAGAGTCTAGTGGCGGTTTCTTAATAACCAACAAAGATTCTGCCCCTATTTTATCTACACCAACTACAGGGTTTTTGTAATTTTTTGATACGTTTATTTGTCTAGGTGCGTTATAGTTATCTGTAAAGAAAAGTAAGTTTTCAATCTTATTTACTCCTGTAATTAAATACTTTGAGTTAAAGTTTAAAGTAGTCTTTGTAACATCTAGTGGGTTATATACACTAATAACAAGATAGTTTAGTATACTATTGGTAGTGTTATATGATACTACCATATCCACTATACCTAGAGGAGCCTTAGAGCTAACAGGAAAACTTCCGTCGTGAACGAACCAGTATAAAGTCTCATTAGCTCCATCCTCAAATGCACCAATGCATCTAGCAGAGTCACTTAAATTAGTTCCCTCGTAAGACAATACAGTTAGTGGTGTGTTACCTTTAGAGTTCTCTATTGTTCCTATATCAGAGCCTTCTGAGGAACCCATTCTAACATTTAATGCGTCGATGTACTCTCCGTTAGGAACGAGCCTGTCATCAACCATTTTGTTCATTTTACCTGCAGTAAAGTTTCTAGTTAAGTTTGCCATATTATTTAATCCACTTGTCTCTACCTCTTAGATTCATTAAAAGTCTTCCGGGGTGTATGTTACTTATTCTAATCTTTGCGTTCCTTAGAAGAGCTGATTTTCGCTTCCTTGTCCTTGTTACGATATACTCTTGCACACCTACCTTAGAACTTAGTATAGCAAACTCTATGTAAGCGTATATAAAATCTTCAAATAATTTGTTTACAGTAATTAAGCTGTCATCGCCATTTTCCATTCCATCAGAAACATACTCAAGAACACAAGATGCTCCAGACATACCAGAGCTAAAATTAATAACTCCACCCTTAGGATTAATCTTAAATGTAGGGTTAGCGTTTGCGGTCTCTGTATTTAACCCAAACCTAGCACCTATCTCTCGTTGGAAGTACCAATTACCATCAACATTCCATCCCTGTTCGCCATTCATAGCTGAGTTTTGGTTTAGATATATAGACTGCTTACCTCCAAAAATTCTTTCTGTATCAATATTAGAGAACTCAGGCTTTAATGCGTTCCCGTCTTCGTCAAATAGTATCCTACACTCATTGTCTTGTAAATATGCACTACTCCAATTTGTTTGGATATTCTCGCTAAGTGGGTATAGTATACCATTTTTGTACTGAGATACCCTAACCCAACTAACGTAGTCAGGTGGAAGCACAAATCTAAGGGTGCTACACACATCAAGTTCAAGTATTTTTATTTCTTTGAATGCGTCGTAGTTTAACTCCTGAATCGCTCTCTTAGCGTGAAACAATACCTTGAACCTCTGCTCATTATTTACAAGGCTGTGGTTTCCTGCGTACATTAACATAAAGTTGTTTACTATGTCTTCCAATGAAACGTATTGATACGAACCCCAATTCTTATCAGTAGGGGTTACCCCACCATTTTCATAGTACTGATACTCACTTATATATCCCATAATTATTTCTCTTCTTGGTTATCCATAGCTTCGTTTGCTTGACCAAACTGAGCAACACTAATTTCTCTTATTGACATACCTGCGTATTGAAGTATTTTATTAACTAAACCTACCTCATCGTCTATTGGTAACTCAAAATCTTGATAGTCATTAGCAGTTGCGTCAAACGTAGGTTCGCCACCTGTTAGAGACACAAACGTCCACTTAGGGGCAAATGGATATCTAATATATTGAGATACAACCTGACCCTGACTTACTACCGTTAGTGGATATATTGAAGCTATATTAGCCTCCTGAGTATACGAAGGGTATGTAAGGTTTGGCTTTGTTAATAAAGAATTTTGTAGCATAGTTATTTTACTATGTGACACCTTCTCTGCCTCCTTAATCTTCTCTGACTCATATACCCAATATTTTCCCGTCGCTGTCCATATAGCTTGGTTTGTTGTTAGTACTGTTCCAGTAACGCCTGTTATGATTGTATTGTATGCCACTCCACCTATAACGGTAGATGCTATATCTCCTATTGATACTCCATCATCTATAAATGATGCTCCTGAATCGACTAGTGTATTGGTAGCTCCTCCCACACTAGTAGTAGTACCTAATGTTAGTTGAGATGTATATATTAACATCTTATTTATCAAGTACCAATCATTACTAGTTGTAGTTAAGCTTGGTAGGTTATATAGGTTACTTGTACCAATATTCATAAGTGGACCAGTAACAGAAAATTCATCTATAACTTCCTCTAGTCCTTTTGTTATATCAGCATACCCTGTACCTGACTGCCTAGCGTTTTCCTTTGATATTTGATAGTTGTATGAGTAAAAATAATCCTCAAATAAATCTAACTG